TGATGCGGATTTATGCACGCATGATGCGCCGCATGATGCGGATTTATGCACGCATGATGCGCCGCATGATGCGGATTTATGCACGCATGATGCGCCGCATGATGCGGGTGATGCGGACAGCAATGCCCCAGATCCATCTCCAGATCCATTTCCATCTCTAAAAGACTCCCCCCCTACCCCCCCGCCGGAGGCGGGGAGGGGAGCGAGTGTCGCATTGCCCGTCCCGGACGGGCCGGAGAAAGTGTCCGGGGAAGACGCGCCTGATGAAACACCTGCCCCTGTCAACAAGGCAGCGGGGAAGGACTGCCCGCACTCGTCTATCATCGCTTTGTACCACGAAATCCTGCCCACCTGTCCTACGGTGCGGGTCTGGTCTGACAGAAGCCGCAAACAGCTGGCGGCACGCTGGCGCGAAGACAAGGCCCGGCAAAGTCTCGATTGGTGGCGTCAGGTCTTTGAGGACGTGGCGCAAAGCGACTTCTTGATGGGCCGCACGAGCTGCAGCAGCTTTGTCTTCAGTCTTGACTGGTTCGTCAAGCCCTCAAACTTTGCGAAGGTAGTGAACGGCAACTACGCAAACCGCGCCTCGCAGAATGGGCAAACCGTGCCGCAGCAGAACCAACCCCTGACAGCAAACCAGCGCTATATGCTGGAAGTCGCCCAGTTTTTGACAGGAGAACCTTATGCTGGCGCAGAATCTGATCGCAAACGAAATCAAACCCTTGCTGGTGCTTTACCCGGAGGCAGGGCATAACGGCGCAACCTTGGTCATTCTGGCTGAACAGTGGCAAGACCTGCTCGCAGACGACGCAGTTGATGAAGCCGAGTTCATCTGGGCAATGCGCTGGGTCAAGCGACACTGCCGGTTCTTCCCCAAGATTGCGGACATCTTGGAGGGTGTCCGGGCATACCGCGAGCATCCGCCAGCAACGGTGGATGCAAAGCAAAGACTGGCGGAAGAGAGCATGGTGCCGGTTACGCCAGAGGAGAGGGCGCGGAACAGGAAGCGGATCGCGGTCATGCTGGCGCAGTTGTCGCACCAGATTTCGCCAGAGGAAGCGGCAGACGAACTCCAAGCCATTGCTGAGGGACGGGCTTGAATGCGCCCAGAAATGCGCCAGTTTGTCCCTGTGCGCCGTTTACGGGCGAATGAATGTCCCGCTATAGGCGGAACCCAAAAAACGAATAGAGAGCCGCACAGCGGCTTGCAAAGAAAGAAGGAGACAATGAAATGCTGAACAAGGTGATTCTCATCGGCAATCTGGGCGCAGACCCGGAAAGCCGGTTCACGCAGAGTGGGGTTCAGGTGACAACCTTTTCCTTGGCTACCACTGAACGCTGGAAAGACCAGAACGGCCAGCAGCAGGCTGTGACAGAATGGCATCGCATCGTTGCCTGGCGCAGGCTGGCGGAGATCTGCACCCAGTACCTGCACAAGGGCAGCAAGGTCTATATTGAAGGCAAGCTGCAAACCCGCAAATGGCAGGATCAGAACGGGGTTGACCGCTACACCACGGAAATCGTGGCCAACGAGATGAAGATGCTGGACAGCAAACAGAGCGAACAGCCGAATACCCAGGCGCAGGCAATGCCCGAAGGGCAGCGGCCAACACAGCAGTCCATGCTCAATGGGCATGGAGAACAACACAATCACAATCCGCCCGGTTACGACGAAGACCTGCCATTTTAAGGCGCACTGCTACAACAAACACAATGACAACAATGGAGAAGGCTTCATGGCATGGGCACTTGCTCCGCGCCAGAATAAGCATGGACTGGAACGCAGTGACATACCGCAACAGGTGGAACTCCCACTCCTGCGAAACACTGTGGGCGACAGGTGGGTCTGGGCCGCGTCGGCGCTCATGCCCGAGGGCGAGACCGCTGAGTCCTTGCAGTTTTGGCGCAAACGCTTTCGCCAAAGCCGGGCTGACTTGAGTACTGGCAGCCCGGTACTGACAAATGGCACATATCGTGACTGGCAAATGCCAGTGCCGCTGTTACTGTGCAGGCGGATGGTTGCCTACGCAAATGGCGGACGCAGTGAGTGCAAGAAGGTACTGCGGGAACTGCGATACTTGGGGAAGAAGCGGGCGCACGGACACGGCAAGATCGTGGCCATGCACTTTGACGAGGCGGACGCCGACTACACCATGCACAAGGATGGTGTTACCACCCGCTGGCTTCCAGACGAACACGGCACACGGCTTGTGCGGTGCATTCCGCCGTACTGGCATCCGCACAACCGCGTGCGGTGCAGCGAGGTGGGGCATGAGCAACGGTGAACACAAGATGTCCGGGATAAACGCCCCGGGACCGCACACTTTCTTGCAGAGGATGGTTGGCAATCCTTGTAACGAGTGGGGCTGGTCTTTCGACTGTATGCGCTGCAACTCCTTTGAGTTGCACGCGACAGAAGCGTGGTGCAGGTGGAGAACAAGCCGTCCTGGTTCTGGCGGACAATGCACCAACCGCGACGCGCAAACCGAAAGTTTGCTGCACTTGATGCAGCAGGCACGGCGTGAACTGGCGCGACGCTGGACAGGGACGGCCTATGTCATGCGTGTGCCGGACAGCAAAAATGCTCCGGCAATGCTGCTGCAGGAGTGGTGGTGGTAACGATCCCTGCTAGACCGGCTTCCGCGCCGGGGAAACTGAATGCGAGGCACAAAGACCAAGCCCCATGCCGGTGAGGTGAAACCAGCATGGGGCTTATGGACACCAAAACAATCCACCATCAGTGCGCCAAAACTACCGCCTTCTCTCGCCTTTGACAAGCAAAGAAGAGGAGAAGGTCATGCCAATCAAAAAAAATCCTCGCCGCCTATGGTAAAGCAACGTTGGAATGATATGTCGCAGCAGGAACGGGACGAGTACGCCAGACAAGATGAGGTGAATGCTAAACCCTGCGAAATCCCAGCATCCGACAGACTGGAACTGCTGCTCTACAAGTTTGGGGCAATTTCCGAGCTATTCCAGTCCGGGGGTTACCTTCCAGAGTCTTGTCAACTTTGGAATCAGGTTGACCCGCTTGCCCTGGAATGCCTGCGATTGTATTATGGGGAAGGAATGACTTATGCACAGATTGCCCAAAGCCTGTCTGTGCAATATATTTCTGGAAACAAGGTTCTCAAGAGCAGCAAGCTGTCCAGATATGCAGTCCATAAGCTGCTACGTTCAGGCAGAGAATCACTGATAGCACTATATAGAGATGGAGGCTTCAGCAATGGCTCCGAAAAAGTACACCGTAGCGCAGGCTGAACAGGCGCTCTTGAACAATTACGGCAATGTATCGGCTGCAGCGAGAAGTCTGGGAGTGGATCATTCAACGCTTTTTCACGCAATAAAAAAACATGAGAGACTGCAAAAGGCCCGTGAACTGGCTCAAGAACAGACGCTGGACAAGGCGGAACACGCTCTGCTCAAGGCGGTTGACAAAGGTGAAGGCTGGGCAGTCTGTTTCATGCTCAAGACCATAGGTCGAAAACGGGGCTATGTTGAACGGCAAGAAGTAACAAATGCGCCGGACAGACCCTTTAAGGTGTCCATCATCGGTGCGGTGATGGGCAGCGGTGCAGGCGGAACAGCCGGAGAGACCGGTGCAGATCGTGCAGATCGCGTGCTTCAATCCTGAACATGACCTGCATCCGAAGCAGTTTGCCGCCTTCCTGAACCCGGCCACAGAGACCCTGTACGGCGGCGCAGCAGGATCAGGCAAGAGCTTTCTGATTCGCTATCTGGCTCTCTGGACGGCCTTCCACGCGCCCGGCGTGCAGGTCTATCTGTTCCGCCGGACCTACCCCGACTTGCGCCTCAACCACATGGAGGGGCCGACTTCCTTCCCGGCCCTGCTTGCGCCCTTCGTCGCCTCCGGGCATTGCGCCTTCAACGAGCAGAAAGGGTCAATCAGCTTCTGGAACGGCAGCCGCATCTTCCTCTGCCACTGCCAGTATGAGAAGAACGTGATGAACTATCAAGGCGCGGAAATCCACCTGCTGCTGGTGGATGAACTGACGCACTTCTCGGAGAAGATGTATCGTTTTCTGCGCGGACGCTGCCGCCTGGGTTCCTGGCGTCCGCCGGACCAGCTGGCACGGTGCTTCCCCAAAATCTTCTGCGGCAGCAATCCGGGCGGGATCGGGCACAACTGGGTCAAGGAAACGTTTGTGACCGCCGCAGAGGCGGGCAAGGTGTGGCAGACGCCTCGGCAGGAGGGCGGTATGTTGCGCTGCTTTGTACCGGCCAGACTGTCGGACAATCCGACAATGCTGCTCTACGACCCGGACTACGCGGATCGGCTGTCTGCGCTGGGTGATCCGGCACTGGTCAAGGCCATGCTAGAAGGGAACTGGGATATTGTGTCAGGCGGGGCGCTGGATGATGTGTGGCAGCCAGACCGGCAGATTGTGCAAGCCTTCAAGGTTCCGGCGAACTGGCAGGTGGACAGGTCCTTTGACTGGGGTTCTTCCGCGCCCTTTTCTGTCGGTTGGTGGGCGGTGTCAAACGGCGAAGAGGTACGACAGGCAGACGGCAGTTTCCGGGCCTTTCCGCCTGGCAGTCTGATTCGGATTGCCGAATGGTACGGCTGGAACGGCAAGCCCAATGAGGGCTGCAAGATGACTGCCGGGCAGGTGGCCCAGGGCATTCTGGAGCGGGAACAAAGGCACAGCAGTCTCAAGGGACTGCGCGTGCGGCCAGGGCCAGCGGATTCGGCAATCTTTGCGAGCGACGGCGGCCACTGCATTGCCGATGATATGGCCCGGCAAGGGGTTCGCTGGACAGCCGCAAACAAGGGAGCAGGCAGCCGGGTTTCAGGGCTGGAGAAGGTTCGTGCTATGCTGCGGGCATCAGGGGAGGCTCACCCGGAACAGCCGGGTCTGTATGCCTTCAGCCATTGCCTGCACTATGTGCGAACATTGCCTGTTCTGCCGCGCTCCACCACAAACCCGGAAGACGTGGACACCAATGCGGAGGATCACGTTTTCGATGAGGTTCGGTATCGCTGCGCTATGCCTTCACACAAAATGACCATCATGGAAGTGTGAAAGAGAGTGAGATGCCCTAGAGGGTTCGCCCAGTGGGCGTTCCTTCCAAAGATAACACGGAACCGTTTTGACCATTTATGAGTAAACGTCATTGCTGTATGTGTGGGCAGCGTCCGCTGAACAAGAACGAAATCGGTCTTACAAAAAAGCTGGTTGATATGGAAGCGACCAGCTTTTATTGCATGAACTGCCTCGCCGATTTTTTGGAAGTTGATGAAGACTTCCTTCTGGAACGAATAAAGGAGTATAAGGAACAGGGCTGTCAGCTGTTTTAGAACGGTTTTGTTGCCCTTCTTCAGCCCGGCTCTGCCATCAAAATAACCATCACGGAGGTGCAGATGATTACCCCCGCAACTACCGTATTCCCTCTCGGCATGTCTGACAACGACATCGCAAGCCCATTGCCCGCTTATGCCCGCTATATGCAGGACCTGCAACTGGTGCGAGACCTGCACCGGGGAACCGTTGGCATGAGGGAAGCAGGACAGCGCTATCTGCCACAGGAAGAGGGCGAAAGCACCAAGAACTATCAGTCCCGGCTGAAGCGTTCCGTCTTGAGCAACTTCTACAAGCGAACCTTGGAGAAGCTGGCAGGACAGGTCTTTTCAGAGGACATTGAACCCTCAAACGATTTGCCCGATGCAGTTTACGAGCTGCTGCACAATATCGATCTGGAAGGGAGCAGCGTTTCCTCGTTCATGTACAGCGCATTCTATACCGCAATGCACAAGGGATTGTGTCATGTCATGGTGGAGTATCCGCAGGTGCAGGGTAATACCCGTGCGGATCATCTGCAGGCTGGGGCGCGTCCGTACTGGACACTGATAGACCCGGAATGCGTCATTGGCTGGCGGCATCGGGAACTGGGCGGGCGCAAGGTCTTGACCCAACTCCGAGTGCTGGAAACGGTTGAGGTGGAATCAGGCAAGTACGGGGTGGACACGGTGCAGCGGCTGCGCCTGTACGAGCCTGGCCGCTGGAAAATCTTTCTGCTGGACGACAAGAGCAGCGACTGGCGCGAAGCCCTTGACCCGGAAACCGGGCAGGTGATGGAAGGCACGACCAGCCTGGATTACATCCCCTTGGTGACGCTCATGCTGGGCGATAGGACTACCGAAATGACGGCCATTCCCTGTCTGCAAGGGCTGGCCGAGCTGAATTGCCAGCACTGGCAGAGCGCCAGCGATCAGCGGAATATCCTGCACTATGCCCGGCTAATCACTTTCTTTGGCAAGTGCCTTGACGTTGACGAGGGTGGGCAGGTGATTTTCGGCGCGAACAGGCTGATCCACACCACCTCGCCGGACGGCGATCTGCGGGTGGTGGAGCATTCCGGTCAGGGCATCGAGGCGGGCCGGAATGACCTGAAGGATTTGGAAGCGGCAATGGCGCTCTTTGGTTTGCAGCTGCTCTTGCCCAAAGTGTCAGGGCAGACCGCGACACAGAACGCCATTGAGAAGGGCGAGGCAGACTCGGCGCTCTTGGCCTGGACGCGGAAGATGCAGTCCAGTTTGCAAACACTGCTGTCCTATACCTGTGACTGGCTGGGCATTGAGACGCAGGGCGAACTTATCCCCTACACCGGCTTTGCCGATTCCTTCGCCAGCACGGACACACAGGTCTTGCTGGAAGGCTTCAAGGCCGGACTCCTGCCTCGCGAACTGGTGATCGGCGAACTCAAGGAGCGGGGCGTCATTGGCACGGATTATGACATGGTCGAGGTGGCCCGGATGTTTGAGGAAGATGCACGGGCAAGCTCGATGATGCAGATGGGATTGGAGACGGGCGCAAGATTGCCGTAGGAGCGCTTCGCGAAGCGCCCCTCTCAAGGCCCCCTCTCAGGCTTTTCCAGGGGCATGGGGCGAAGCCCGATGCCCGCAGGAAAATGCAGGGCTGGCAGCGCGAAGCGCTGACTGGGGGAGTAACGATCTTCCCGGATGCGGCAACAACTCCCCCCTGGCGCTTCGCGCCTTCCCCCCTCACCGAGGGGGGCTTGAAATGGCCGTGCTTCGCACGGCGGCACACTTCAAGTGGCCGGGGCAGCCACTGCCCCTACAAACCGCCCCTACCAACCGCCAACCTCAACCCTTCCAGCCCGAATGACCAAGGAACAGCTTTCCGCCCTCTTTGCGGCACAAACGCTTGCCCAACTGTACAAGCTGGACAGCTATACCCAAGAGGAACTGCTCAAAATCCACACTGCCCTGAACCTGGCCCAGACCCGCATCCTGAACAAGTGGGAACAGTCGGCCACAGAGTGGAGTAAAAAACGCGCACTGGCACAGGTTGACGAAATCAGAGGCATCATGGACGCCATCAAGCCCAAGGTCACGGGTTCACTGGCTACACGTTTGGGCAGTATTTCCGAGGAGTGCAGCAAGACCTATTCCGCGATGCTCTCTCTTGGCGGCAAGGCCCCGGTCGCGGAAGTTGTGGTTCTCTCTGCCGGACAAATGCAATCCTTTTGGCAAAAGACGCCAGTGGGCGGGCATCTGCTCTCCGAATGGGTGGGCAAGACCTTCAACGGCCCCACCACCGAGGCTATCCAGCGCGAGGTCTTTGCCGGAATGTTTGAAGGCAAGGGATTCCGGGAAATGAGCAAGCGGCTGCAGGAAGGGATTGTCATAAGCAAGCGTGAGGCAGACACTTTGGTGCGAACATACGTCCAGACAGCCAATGTTCACGCAATGGATGCGGTCTATGGCAAGAACCGTGACATTATTGCCGGAGTGCGGTGGTTGACAGCCTTTAGCGTGCGAACCTGCATGAGGTGTGCCTTTCTGTCGGGCAAGATCTATCCGGTGAACGACCACCCGGATTGCCCGCTGCATCCGCGTTGCCGTTGCGTGCTGATTCCAGAAACCGATTTGAGTTCGCTCAAGGTGCAGCCTGAAGGAGTGGAGGATTGGACAAAGAGCATCGGCAAGCCTCTCCCCAAACACGGTCTTCAGGAAGGGGATTTCCGGCGCTGGATGCAGTCGCGGCCAGAGGCGGAACAGATAAAGTTTTTCGGCAAGAGGCGGTATGCGCTTTTGCGTGAAGGGCTGATTACCTGGGAAGACCTGGTTGAAGAAACCGCTGGGAAAAAGCCCACAGTGCGGCTGCGGCGGCTTGAAGAGTTGGAGGGCGATGCAAAGGTAGTACAGGAACTGAAAAAGGGAAACGTCAATGCAGGATATGTGTTGGGCAGTCTCCGAAAAGAACGTGCTGCAATGGAAGCAGCCCGGCATGAGGCGGTGGCCCGGAAGTTTGAGGAGACTGCGCCAAAATGGAGCAAGGAGAAGGCGGCAAAGATAAAGAGACTTCGCGAAGCCCGTAGGAAGGAGACTGCAAGAGAAAAAGAGCTTGTCACGAAAGGCAAGCTGGAAGCCGCAATGGCAATGGGGCTTTTTGCCAAGGCCGGGACGGACGCGAAGAAGCTGGAGCAGGCCAGAGCAGCGGGCGAACAGGCTTTGAGAAAGATTCTGCGTGGTTCAGGATTGGTGAATAAGAACTTTGGGTTGGCTGGGGTTGAGTTTTGGACACCTCAAGAAGACGCAAAGCTCATGGCAACCAATTTTAGAACCCGTAAAATCCGGGTGAGTGACAAGGAGAATGTTCAGGTTAGCTCTATGCAAGGCGGTGTTGAAACAGTCGAGTTTTGGTCTCCGATGAAGGGTGTTTTGAATGCCCTCAAGAATATCCACGAGGGCAAACGCCTAACCCTTGGGGATGAAGCCTTTTTGCAGTGCCTTTACCATGAAATCCAGCATACATGGCAACAAAGTTATGCGGAAATTATCAAGAAACTCACTATCCCAGAGAAAGAGTTGGTAGAGGCGATAAATGACTGGACTGCACGGCGTAATTATTATTTTTTCTTGAGAAAATTGGGAGTAAACCCCATAATGTCCAAGGAGATGTGGAAACGCGGCTATGCTTATCAGCAGCACGTTTCAAACTTTGACGCCTTGCTTGCCCACTTGGAAATAACACACTCCAGAGTGTTGCAATCCTTGCTTGATGACTTGACGGTTTCTCTGATAACAGAGTCACCAAAAGATTTTAACAAGCACGTTTCAAGGGTATTGCGGAAACTGGCAAACAAGGAGAAACCGCATATTGCGAAAACGTTGGAACAGCTTGAGACAGCACTTGAAGATATCAAGGTATCCAATTTCAAGGAGGTATATCTCAAATGAAAAGACTCGTCGACTACAACCTAACCGAGCAGGAAATATGGCAGATATTTGGCTCTCAAGAGAGGTATGAAAGGCATCTAGGGTGGTACGCCAAGAAGTTAAACAGTATAGATGAAATTTGCGATATAGCCCGTGTACTTTTTCTCCGTGGCAAGAAGGAAGAGTCCCGCAAGATGATCGAAAGCATTGAAGATGAAGAATACCGCCGGGAATGTCTGCAAGATTGCTACGGCAGCTGGTGTGCATGGGAAGAAGGTTGTATATAGTTTTGCAGCGCGGGAAATGCCATGGACTGTAGGGGCGGTTCGCGAACCGCCCCGACAATTCCGCTGAAACGCGGCTATGCTTATCAGCAGCACGTTTCCAACTTTGACGCATTGCTTGCCCGTCTGGAAATAACACACTCCAGAGTATTGCAATCATTGCTTGATGACTTGACGGTTTCTCTGATAACCGAGTCGCCAAAAGATTTTAACAAGTACGTTTCAATGGTATTGCGGAAACTGGCAAACAAGGAGAAACCGTATGTAAAGAAAGCATTGAATCAGCTTGAAAAAGCACTTCGCTACATTAAAGACCCAAATTTTGCAGAGAGGTTTCTCGAATGAAACGACTTGTTGACTTTAACTTAACTGGACAAGAGATACGGCAGATCTTCGGCTCTCAAGAAGATTATGAATCTGATTTGGCGTGGTATGCTAAAAAGCCAAATACTGTCGGGGAAAAGGTGAGAATAGCCTGTGTACTCTTCCACCGTGGCAAGAAGGAAGAGTCCCGCAAGATGCTTGAAAGCATTGAGGATGAGCGGGAACGCGAGATTTGTCTGCGAGACCATTACGGCAGTTGGTGTGCATGGGAAGAAGGTTGTATGTAGTTGAGACTGTAGGGGCGCTTCGCGAAGCGCCCCTACAGAACTTATAAGCAGCACGTTTCAAACTTTGACGTCTTGCTTGCCCGTCTGGAAATAACACACTCCAAAGTGTTGCAATCCTTGCTTGATGACTTGACGGTTTCTCTGATAACCGAGTCGCCAAAAGATTTTAACAAGTACGTTTCAATGGTATTGCGGAAACTGGCAAACAAGGATAAGCCGCACATTGCGAAAACGTTGGAACAGCTTGAGACAGCGCTGGAAGATATTAAGATATCCAATTTCAAGGAGGTATATCTCAAATGAAAAGACTCGCCGACTACAACCTAACCGAGCAGGAAATACGACAGATATTCGGCTCTCAAGAGGGGTATGAAAGGCATCTAGGGTGGTATGAAAAGAATCCAGGCAGTATAGATGAAATTTGCGATATAGCCTGTGTACTCTTCCACCGTGGCAAGAAGGAAGAGTCCCGCAAGATGCTTGAAAGCATTGAAGATGAGCGGGAACGCGAGATTTGTCTGCGAGACCATTACGGCAGTTGGTGTGCATGGGAAGAAGGTTGTATGTAGTTGAGACTGTCGGGGCGCACCCGCGTGTGCGCCCCCTTCTGCATTTTCCTGTGGGCA